CGGGAAACCGAGCACGCTAGATTGGGAATCTAGCTATGTTGGTCCAAAACACCAATTGACCTCTCCCCGTATTGTGACAACGAATGTTCCGCTAAACTCAAACGTTGGGCCGTAAAAAGCCCTTCTGCTGACTTAGCGTCCGGTAGTTAACAATCTAGGTAGCACCTAAGAGACCTGGATCCCCCGAAAGGGAACAGATCAGCTTATTACTCTTTTCTAACTCTTATCTAAATAACATGCTAAAATTAAAAAGTAAATTCTTAATTCAAAGCAAGTTTCTAAATAAGGCTAGGACAGTGTTCCAAGTGGTATCGCTTTTTGACGAGAAATCGTTAAAAGCTCTCTTCAAGAAACATTTGCGATCTATGATCACATTTGCAACTTTAAGAGGGAGAGTTTCTCCTAGAGTCAGACATTGCTGGAAGTTCCTTGAGCTTATGCTCAAAACTAACAGACATCACGGTGCGCTTTACACATGTAAGTGGCTAAAAGCCAATCATGTGGCAATTCAGAGATTTCTCGCTGGTCAACCTTACCGTACCTTGCGTGAAATTGAGCCCAATTTACCTCTAACTCGTTTGATCAACGGGTTACCAGGTTTTATTGGATCAATGGATCGTAAGGAGATTAGACGGGGTAATACCCGTACTATTCGGTTCTGGAATACTATTCTCTCTGTTTACCGTGTGCTTGACGCACCCGTTAAACCGAAATTGAATACTATTACAGATCCCTTTAAGGGTGACGAGGAGTTTATTACTCTGTTTCGCCATTGGATCTTTGGATTCATTGGCCATAAGAACAATTTTGCACTTTTTAGAAGAGGCATTAATATCCAACGCTTAAAAGCCGACCACCTGCGTGTATCCGTTAAGGGTGGGCCGAACAATAGTCCGGCCTACTCTGCGGTACATGCAGATGCGATGTCAATCTTTCGAGATCCCCAACTTGCTAAAGCAATACGAGAGTATTGTCATGTAACCGCTGGGGGACTGTGGGACCTCTTGGTGAGAACCAAGGAGATCGCCCATAGCCTGTATCGCACATACGAGGGTTCTACCCTCGAACAAAGTCGGGTCGCGAAACCGCCAGGTTTCGCACCTTTCAAAATACCTCAAGTAATTGAGGAATGGGATATTAGTGGTACTCCTAAGAGTCCAAAATCTGTTCCTGTTATGGTTGAGGGCAGTTATACTGATCTCTACGCAGGTAAGCTCCACGGAATAGTGGAGCCTGCCGGTAAACTACGGGTTATTGCAATGGTTGACATTTGGACTCAGTCCTTATTTCATCCTTTGCATAAAACATTGTTTGAAATCCTGGCAAGATTGCCAAATGATGGAACCTTTAATCAGGAAATGTCAGTGAAGAGAGCAGCCAAAAAGGCTGCGGCTTCAGGTATTGCATTTTCCGTAGATTTATCGAGTGCTACTGATCGATTACCAATAATGTTGCAAGAAGATATTCTTAATGCATTGTTTGGTCATCGTATCGGTACACTGTGGCGTAAGATCCTTAACCGTCCCTTTGTCCAACGACAAAGTCTATCTAAAGACTTCCGCGATGGTGAGTCAGTTTGGTATGGAACCGGGCAACCCATGGGTTGCTTGTCTTCCTGGGCAATGTTAGCCCTTACACATCACTGCATCTTACAGTTTTGTGCAAGGTCTCTAACTAACCACTCTTCATGGTTCACTGGTTATGAGATACTCGGTGATGACTTGGTGATCTTTGATCACGAAGTGTACACTGAATATCTTAGAGTCATGGGCCTTCTAGATGTGGAAACAAATCCTTCGAAAACATTAGTTTCCGAATCTTCACAAACTTTCGAGTTTGCTAAGAGGACTGTTACTAAGGGAGTAGATGTGTCTGGGTTAAGCTGGAAACAGTTTATCACAAATACGTCGATCAAGGACAGAATCTCAATGGTTCTGTACTTGTCTTCTAGAGGTTTATTGTTAAGTACATCCCAATTATCAAAGATAATTGGAGATATACATAGTAGTAGACTGAAGGATACCGAAGTATCGCAGGGACTACTGATTTCTCTCCTGAATCATTGCGCCTCTAAAGGCGTTTTGAGTTATGGAGAAGCGATTTCGTACATCTGGGATCCGGTTGCCCGGGAGGCTGATGAATTGAAACAATTCATCGTTCCTATTAAGATGACGATGCTAGATCTTGTTAAGTTACTTAACAAGCTACATCAAGAAATTGACGATAGCCCGGTAAGTATGGATGACCTCTCGCTCAGCCGTGTGGCTGACCGGAAGGCCTATGGTGCGATGTATATAATTCCTTATTTAAGTAATTATATTATACGTGGTGCCGTAGCTCGAGCTTTTGCTTACGAGCAGGAGTTCGGGAACCTTCATATTAATCTGGTTCCGGATTTGGTAAGGTCTTATTCCGACCTGAAGATCGCTAGAAAACCATCTGATGGTCTTCCGCCAATTCCAGAATCGGTGATGCAAATGATTGATGACAATGACTCATACGATACAAATCTGTATGAGATTGCTCAGTCGCTTGTATTCCAAACTCGCATGGATGAGCCCACTAGTGGTATCATAGGAAAGGCTTACGAGAAATTATCGGAGCCTCGTTATAACGACAGTCTGTGGCACGCAATCGATTTTAAAGATTGGGTGGAATCATTTGTTTCGAAGTATACCTTTATGAAACAGACCCGGATGGGTGCTGATCTTAAGGATTCTCCAAACTCATGGTTACAGGCTGACTTATATCGAAGTACTGATATTCCTCGGTCAAGTCCCTACTATGCAATGATAGCCGGTTGGGCCCCGTCCTTAACGGACAGAGCTCAACAAGCTAAACAAAATGCTTCTCCTCGTAAACGATTCTATATCTCCGACGAGCAGATATACTGGAACATGTTCAAGGATGACATGATAACAGATTGGAATTTATTCCGAATGCTGTATTATGGCAAACTTTCATGGTCTAGATTTCTACTTGTTGTTATTGGGTTTCCTCCTAAAGAGGAGCCCAAAGGTATGGATCGTCGACGTACCATTACAGAAGAACAAGTTTACTGGGGTATGTACATGGACAATGCCGCCACACTGAGAGAATTAATCTCTATGTGGAGGAGTGGCCATTTACGCCTTGGTAAGTTTATTCATGCTATATGGAAGAACCCGAAAGGGCTCTAGGATGGCATTTTGGTCCCTTTAGTTGGACCGGTATCAACTCGAATGTTGATTCCAAACACGGTTGGCCGTACAGTGAAAAGAGCTTGACATTGGTCACTGCTAAGACACGTCCCATATGGATTAACGATCTTGGTACACTAATGTAGCCTCACGAAAATCTTATGAGTATCCGAAAGGTATAAATCTTTACGAAAGTCTGTGATCTTGCTCCCCGAAACTTCGGGACCAAATCATTCACCTTATTTTGGCAGACGCCGATATGGCATCTTTAAAATAGAGGGGTAATCCCTGGATTCCAATTAAGGAATATTGGGTGATTTGTGAAATTAGTCACTCTGAGCTATACCGTCAAC